GGAAATTTGGTAACGATTGCTATACCGATTTATAAGTACTTGAGATTGTAGGCAGCTGCTATTACAATCGAGCCTGTACAACCCATAAAACCTAGGAGCTCGACCATGGATGTAAAAACTTATTTTGAGAATACCGATACAGTAGATACCGCGAATAACGTGTTTAAAGTACGGGAGGCCTGCGCTGTTTTGTCTGCCTTAATTGGCACCATTCCGGCGTCTGAGGAAAAAACTCGGGCATTGGATTATTTGCTGAAAGTTGAGGCATACGGAGTGAAGGCTGCAGTTGTAGCTTTGACAGTGTAACGCTAGGGTAATCGTAGTAATCGATTATTCTGCAAAAGGAAAGTGGTAAGGAATAAAGTTATTGGAGGAAATTAACCTGTGAAGGAGCGAAGCGACTGAGCGGGTTAAGTTCTGACAATAATCTTTATGACGCAGCCATCTTTCCGTAACCTCCCAAGATAAACCGTTTATTCCTGATTTTCCTTCCTATGCTCCATTCTGGCCACTACATAATATATATAAGAAGGGGGTTTTGAGTAATCCCTTTAAAATCAAGCACTTACCGCACATGACTATGTACGGCTCATACAAGTTTGTGGACGGGGGGCACACTGTAGATGTCCGGTTCGCACACTAAAGATGTACGGCCCGTACATACTTTCCTTGAAAAACCTATGATTCTTTGTATACTGCATACATAACTTCACTATTTGAGAACTGAAATGGCCGATATACACCAGATTACTAAGAGCACAAGAGTAGAAAATGGCAGTGTTGTTGAGGAATACAAGGACATGCGGTATCGAATACCGTCAGAGGAAGATTATATAAAGCTTTATGTGAAAACCATCTCAGTACTACACGACGTTGAGGGTGCAGCGGTAAAGACACTGAATGAGATGCTAAAGCTGGTAGATTACAAGAATAGAATTACGCTGGCGCCGGTGATTAAAGATGAGATCGCGGCGGCCGCAGGTTTGAAGAAGAATACAGTAGAGCACCACATTATTTTCCTATGTAGGAAAAAGTTGTTAATAAAACTCTCGACCAATATGTACACGATCAATACTTACGTTTTTGGAAGAGGGAAGTGGGCAGACATAATTGAGCACAGAAAATCGTTACCGTTAGTTCTTGATTTCCGAAATGATGAAGTAACATTTCTGGGAGTAGATGAGCACGGTGTTATAAACGACAGAAAGAAGGCGTGAGTAAAATTTAAAGTAAGGGGAAGTAGGGGGTTTTACCCCAGGAGGCTTGACATGACTGAATTAAAGGAAACTCAATTGCAGAGCTTGGTGCACCGAATGGCCTTGAAGCTGGATGAGTATGATCTTTTCGATACCGATTTGGAGGCACGCTTGCTCCGAAACGAACTTAAAGCTGTGGAAGAAGACAGTGAGAAAAGTGACATTCCGGAAAACTCTCATTGCATCCTATTAGTTAATTAAAGTAGACTGTTTTCAAATTAACCCACCGGCAGATGGAATAATGAGCAAAACACCTATTGAAGCGTACCTAATGACAGCCAGTTCAAAGCCTCTCGAGATTTTGTTCTGGCTTCTCCGCAACAGGGACAGTGAAAATATCGTCCACACCACACTAGATGAAGTAGCTGAGGCGTGCGGCGTAACCAAAGTCACCGTTAACCGAGTATTCCAGAAGCTTTACGCTGATGGATTTTTGGCGCGGGTGAAGAATGGCAAATACAAACTAATGAAGGTATAACCAAATGAAACCAACCATCCAGCACTTGCGGTGGGGGCGATTCCTTTGCTGGCTGAAATACGGCCACTGCTGGAACAAAACAGGCAGTAGACGCATGGTGGGCAGAGAAATGAACAAGTGCCTGATATGTGGCCATGAAGAACCGGGCCCCGGTTAATGGTGTTTTTCAAACGCTTGGACAAAGGCAGGATTTATGTAATTCGCATAGTCCTGCCAGGAGATACGGTCATCCATAAAATCGGAATGACCAACTCTCCCAGGGCGGTAGATAGGATGCTGGAGATCCTTAGATCCTGGTTTATGGCCTTTCGATTTGTGCCTTACGCAGAACTAAAGCTGGATATGGACTGCGATAGCCCGGCGGAACTGGAAAAACATATCCATCGTGTGTTAAAAAGTAAGCAATTCGTACCCAACCATAAGGTCGACGGTGGTACTGAGATGTTTATAGGCGTAGATGAGCGCAGGGTTATACAGTACCTCCGAAGATTTAATACCAGAAACCTGGAGACTGAGTTAACAGACAAAGATTGCAGTGCCCTTTGCCAACTTATCTCCCCTTGAGAACTGAATAATGAAAGAATTGTCCCTTGATGTGGTGAAATCACAACTGTCTTCTAAGCAGAAACTGCTTATTTCAGAAGATACCGTTGCCGAGATACAGAAACTTGCTGAAGACCCCGACTATGGCGAAGAGTTTTTGGACAATTACATTGACCACCTCAACGTCTACAAAGAAATGCCAAGGGCTTCCCACGACAGATACCTCAGCGCAGTTAAGTTTTTCACACTGATTGAGTCCGGAAACAGCCTAACTGATTCGTTTATAAAGACATTTCCAGAAAGATTTGAAGCCAGGTGCCGAAGCGCACCGCCGGGAAAGCGTGATAAAGCACTGGTAAGAAGTGAGGCCAGTAGATATAACGGCTCTGTCATGGTTAATGAAATACGGAAGGTAGCTACGATCCCTGTTCAGCTTATCCACCGACATCTGCTTCACGAAGCGATTCTTGTGCAGGCAGATCTGATGCGTAATGCCAGATCCGAAATGGTTAAGCAGAAGGCAAGTGATACCCTGATCCGTGAATTAAAACCTACCGAAGATTCAGTGATTCAGGTTAAAGTTGAGGATGGCGCCAGAACTGCCATTGAAGAACTGCGATTGGCTACCGAAAGGTTGGCGATTGCTGAGCGGCAGTCAAACCAGGCGGGTGTTCCGCTGAAAACTATAGCAGAGTCGAAAATTTACGAAGGTGAGTATACGGATGACGGAAGCAACAACACGGACTGAAAGGGTTGACCTCGATGAGCGACTCAACAACATCGACTACCATTACCTGACAACAGAGTATAAGCCGTCTCTGTTCGCCTTTAAATTCATCAACTTCATTAAGTTGGTGAATGGTTCCAGTGGTGAGGAGAACAAATCTCCCATCATCCACTATGACATGCTTGACCAAGTAGGTAGAGCAGACCGAGCTTCAGGCGGAAGCCAAAAGCGTTTTTTCCAAAACCTCTTCGTTTCATTTCGTGGTTCTGCCAAAACTACTGCCTTGCATGAGTATATGATTCTATACCTAGCAACCTACGGCGAGATCGACGGTTTTGGAAAAGTAAGCGTAGGTATGTATATCAGTGACACGATGGATAACGGTGTCAAATCTATGCGTAACCAGCTGGAGTTCCGCTGGAACAACAGTGAATTTCTGCAGAAATACGTCCCTGTAGCTCGATTTACCGATGTGCGTTGGGAGTTCAAAAACCTGGATGGTAAAAGTTTGGTGTTTCGAGGGTTCGGCGCCAGTACCGGTGTTCGTGGATTCAAAGAATACGGTGAACGTCCGACCTTCCTGGGAATGGACGATTTAATGTCGGACAAAAACGCTGAGTCCCCGACCATCACGAAAGATATTAGAAACATCGTCTATAAGGCTGCCAGACAGGCAATGCACCCTAAGCGGCGTATGACAATTTGGACAGGTACTCCATTCAACAAGAACGATCCTCTCTATGAGGCGGCCAGCTCTCCTGCTTGGAATACGCGGGTATACCCTATTTGCGAAAAATTCCCTTGTTCTCGAGATGAATTTCGGGGAGCATGGGAAGACCGCTTTGATTACGATTTCGTAGCTAATGAGTACGAAAGTCTTTTGGAGTCTGGAGAAATATCGTCATTCAATCAGGAGCTGATGTTGAGAATTACATCTGATGAAGACAGGCTAGTTCAGGAAAGTGATTTGGTTTGGTATTCGAGAGACAGCGTTTACGAAAAACGGTCCCGGTACAATTTCTATATCACTACAGACTTTGCCACGGCTGACAACGATAAGAGCGACTTTAGCGTCATCTCTGTGTGGGCGTATACCAACCAGGGGCAGTGGCTGCTCGTTGACGGCATTTGTAAACGACAGCTAATGGATGCAAACGTAGATGCGCTATTCCGCTTCACATCGATGTACAAGCCGCTTGAGGTGGGCATTGAAGTTAATGGCCAGCAGGGCGGATTCATTTCATGGATCGAAGGTGAGATGCTCAACCGAAACATCTTCTTCAATCTGGCCGGAAAAGGAAAAAACAAAGGCATCAGGCGTACTGGCAGCAAAATGAGTAACTTCAAGTTATTCGTCCCTCAGATTACTTCCAAAAAGGTTTGGCTACCAAAAGAGCTGAAAGATTCACCGTTGGTGGTAGAATTGCTGGAAGAACTGCGGTATGCAACTGGCGAAGGTTTTAAATCTAAGCACGATGATGTATGCGATACGCTGTCAATGCTGTTAGAATTGAACGCATTCAGACCCGGGGAAGAAGCCGTCAACGAATTTGTCGATGACGAAGACGGAACAAGTGCTTTTTTCAACGAGTCTCCTATGGATACCAAAAACAGTACAGTGTTTTGATGGCCAAAAAATTAGTGGGAGTTTGAGATGAATGTTACCGAAGCTACGATAATGCTGGCAGAAGCAGAGCTAAAACAGGTTAGTGTAAAAGACGACACTTACACCGTGCTCGGCTACATAAATCTAGGCATCCTGGAGTTGCACAAACGATTCCCTCTTCGCAAAGAAAAGGCCACGATCACGGTAGCTACCGGCGTAACTCGGTACAAGCTTGACGGCATTGACGCAAACGTAGATATTGATCTGTCAGACCATGATGTTTTACTTATTGAGGCAGTGAATGATGCCGAAGGCTATGACGTGTCTATGCACGACAAGTATTCCACTGAAGGCGTAATGAGCCCTGAGTACCACACGATAGAAATTAAAGACCAGATTGCAGGCACTGTGCTTACGGTTTATTACCGTGCTGCACCGAAATTCCTAGTATCAACCCAAGACGTGATTCCTCTACCACCACAGTATATGGAAGCGTTGTTCAATTACGTCGGTTATCGCGGCCATGGGTCGGTTACCGGCGACATCAAAACAGAAAACAATACGCATTACATGAGATTTGAGAAAAGCTGTAATACTATTGAGGCAAGAGGCCTGATCTTAACAGAGGATCTAGTCTCATATAAATTCAGTAACCGAGGATTCGTGTAATGGAAAAGACCGATCTTAAAGACATGGTGCGTGGCGACAGCTACGGCATGACGTTGAACTTTAAAGACATAGATGAAAATCCCATTGATATTCAAAACCGTACTTTCACCTTCACGCTGAAGACTCACTGGTCGATTCCTGACGCAAATGCACTGGTGCAGAAGGTTGAAGCAATACCAGCCGTAGATGCTCCTGGAGCCGCAGGCGTACTGTTTGTATCACTGACGGGTGCTGAGACGTCGCTTGCTCCCGGTAAATACGTCTATGATATTCAGATGGAAAACTCAGGTCTTACCACGACCATATTGTTGGGCTCTATTACAGTAGTTGGTGATATTACCAGAGGTGCGTGATGCTTGTTACCATCAACCAAGAGATCACAATATACATCGATGACGATGAAGTACTGTCATACGATAATAATCC